TGTATACCAAAGACCACGCTCTCTTTGTAGTGGAAGCTGTAGCAGTTGCTATGTACCTAGGTGGAATGATTAAGATTGTTTCTTAAAGTATATTTTGTGTAATATATGCTACAAATTTATTGATAGTGCTATAATGGTCAAAACCAATAGGGGATTGTTATGGCACTTACTCAAGAATTTTTACTATCATTATTTGACTACAGAGATGGCGAGATTTACTGGAAAGTTAAAGCTGCGAATTGTGTTTCTGTAGGAGATAAAGCTGGTTGCCTAGATAAATTTAATAATTATTGTAAGGTTCGCATACATGGCAAGATGTATCTATCACATAGAATAATTTTTATGATGCATCATGGATATATGCCAAAGCAAATAGACCATATAGATAGAAACAGAAGCAATAATAGAATTGAAAATTTAAGAGAAGCAGACCCATCTCAAAATATGGCTAATGCTGTATACAAAGCTGGCAAGTCAAATAAGAAAAATGTTCTTTGGCGAAAAGACAGAGAGAAGTGGACTGTAAGAATAAAGTTCAGAGGTAAATATATTGCTAGAGGTGCATTTGACACCATAGAAGAAGCAGAGCAATATGCTATTCAGCTAAGAAATGAACTTCACAAAGAGTATGCAAATCACAACTCTTTTTCATCGAATCCCATAGCTTGAGACACTAATCTCGCTCTATTCCTAAATGTTTTGTCATGCTTTAGCCAAGCGTCTGTGACTGTGCCATGCCTAGAGCAATGAATCATCTCATGCGCCATAGTCCGTATAACTGTGTCAAGATGACCGCAACGGGCAGCACTAATAGTAATAGTATGCTCGAAATCGCTACCATCGTCATATAGATAAGTCCCCATGCAGTCCATATCCTGAGTGACTTCAAATTTAATCTCGTCTGCATAGGGCATATTCCATTTATCAAAAGGTTCACAAATGCTCAACACTTCGTAGATTTCTTTCAAAATTACTGGTGTTAGCTTCATTTCTGACCCCTATACTTTGTAGACCTTACCCCTGAACTGCACAGTTCCTTCTTGTTCATTAAAGACCTGTACCAACTCAGGCATTAATAATTGACCTTGATGGAAGTTTAATATAGCGAATCCTGAGCGCCAGTCTTTAGGATTATCTTCAGTATAGTCTATGAACTGCTCACCATGAGGATAAGCCAAGCACCCAGTTTGGACACCATATCGAGTTCCATTGTAATCCGTAAATGGCTCGACCTTTAACTGGTGAGTATGACCTGTAACGATATTTGTCCCTGCAAAGGTCGTATTATTAGACCCTGCGTAGCGACCGCCCTTCCACCTGTGTTTAATCACAGTATCGTCATTAATCCAGTATGACCAACAAGACTTCCATAGTGGGAAATGGTCTTTTAGGGTAAACCCTGATACACCTTCATATTGTGGCGCTTGGGCAGCTAGGAATGTTTCGAATCGAGCATCGTGGTTTCCTAGAGTCCAAATAAAATTAGACTTGAACCTAGAAGCATCTTCAATCTGTGTTAGGTGGTCTTTGACTGCTTCAAGCTCTTGAATAACTGTAGGCTTAGAATCCCACCCAATACGAGCATGGCGAGAAATCATAGCACCATCGAAAGCATCACCATTACAAACTATGACTTCAGGTTTTAACTCTTTAATAAAGTAAATCAAAGCTCTAAAAGCTGTCGTATAGTCTTGTGGATAAAAGTGAGCGTCTGAGAATACAAAGACTGTGGCATCGTCTAAGGCTATACCTCTGCGAGCATTGACTCTTGTTTCTTCTAGTCTAGCCCTGACTTTGTTTTCTACTTCTTGTCTATTAAAGTGAACTGTTCTACCTTGTAGGTTTCTTGCTTCTAGGTGGATTCCCTTTTTCTCTAATCTACTTCTGCGAGCCTGTGTAGCTCTTACAGTCATATTTAAGAATTTGGCTACCGCAGTAGCACCACCTAATTCATTCCACAGCCTTACGAATTCTTCATCGGTACATTTTTGTTCTGCCATGCGATTTCCTAGATGTAGTAAACCTAGTTATTATTATTGATTTTTAAGAGAAAAACAAGTTTCGCTCATCCTGTCTACGCATAGTTAAGCCACGCAAAACCTTGCCACCAGCCTTATTCCAAGTCAGTAGCTCATCCATTGCGCCTTCATAATCCTCTCGGTTGTATTTCATTCGGACTTGGCTTCTTTGCAGATTCCCTAGCCCGACATTGAAGGCAAAACTTGTTAGCGCATCTAAATGGCTTTGATTGTTTGCAGTATTTGGACATAGGCGAATCACTCCTGAAACGAATCTAGCTAGGTCTTGTTGAAGAATATCGTCTACTTCTTCCATAGACAAAGTTCTGTCCCATCCATTAGGAATTGGCAAAGCCTTACGCTCTGCCATAGGGACTCTAGCATGAGTAGGGTCGATGACATGACCAACACCTACAGTCCATAAAAGAGCAGGACATTGATAAGGCTTAGTCCTGACCCCTTCATGGTGTTTAATCATCTTTAAGCATTTATCGCTTATTTTCATTTCTTAGACCAACCTCTTGAGCCGAACCAGTAGCCAATAATAGCACCAAGCATAGCCATCTCATCTTCGCTAAAAATCATATCTGTAGCCTTGATAAAGTCATCGACACTTGTAATCAAAGTTCCATGATTAAAGATATAGATGCCCATACCGATATTGATAATAAATAGTTCAGCAACAAACAAGTAGGTTACTAATGGGCGAACTGTTGCCACGAATGTAGAAGCCCAAGGTGCAGCCTTTTCTAACACCTTAGCGTCATGCTCATAAGCAGCCTTAGTCATCTCTGCATCGGTCTGCATCATAATTTGGTCGCTACGGATTTCTTCTACTTTAGCCTGAGCCAAGAAGCCTTTTTCCATCATCTGTAGCTCACGCTCAGTTTGCATCTTAGCAATCTCTAACTCATGGGCTTTGTCAGACTTATCTTGGAAGAAGTCCAATAGTTTAGGCAAACCTGAAACTAACAAACCACCTAATGTTGAAATGAGAGACAGCATCTTTACTCCTTAGTTGCATTTAATGGGTTATCTAAAGCTCGTTTAATCTTGGTATCGACTTCCTTACGCATATCTCGTAAATCCTTGTCAATCTCACGACTAAACTGTTTATTGTCTCTTTCTACTTGCTCGACAATCTTTTCTAACCTACGCACATCGTTCTTGATGTCGTTTTTAATATCTCTTGTGTAATCGTTTACTTTGGCTGTGTTTTCTTCAAGAATAGCTATCTTCTTGTCATAGTCTGTAAAGTCAGGGCTGACATAGTTCTTGATAGCATGGCGCATAGACATATAGTCGTTATAGAACTCAAAAGCGCCCCAAAAAGCACCACCCACTACAGGTGCTATAGAAATAACCATAACAATCAGCTTATTGGTTAGTTTGAAGCTAAACCCAGCTACGCTAATCTCTTTTTCTATATTGCTCATCTATTAATTCCCTATGAAGTTTGTCGCTAGTAATCGTTAGGTAATACAAACCACGACCATTGTCTCTAATAGGTTTACTTACCATTTTTCTGTAATTTGGGTCTAATACTATTGGTTGCTCGTACTTAAAAGTATCTACAACCTTCGGACTATCATCCTTGCTCGCAGTATTAGTAGGTGGTGCTGACTTCTTTGTTTCGGTTTCTTTCTTTGATGAAGTTTTAGTTTCAACTTTCTTTTCGCTAACAGGCTCAGTATTTCTTTGCACACTATTTGTCGTTTGAGCATTTCTTGTCACCACAGTATTAACAATCGGGTCTGCAATAACAGGAGTAGAAACTGTCACTTCCCCTGTAAAACTGGTTTGAACTTGTGGTACTGATGCAACAGGTCTAGCAATATTCTGCTCTGCATAGGCTTCAGCATAGTTTGGACAATTTCTGTCGTATAACCCATTTAATCGACATTGTTGGTCAAAGTAAGCCTGTGCATAACCTGTGCATTGGCTGTTATAAAGTGGATTAAGGCTACATTGCTGTTGGAAGTAAGCTTGTTCATACCCAGCACAAGAAGGTCGATACAGAGCGTTTAAAGCGCATTGTTGGGCATCGTAGGCTTCTTGGTAGTTAGGACAGCTAGGACTCGACAATGGATTAGTAACGCATAAGTTACCATTGTATGAGTAGCTAAAAGGCTCAGAAGTCCTCAATCCGTTCTGAAAGCGATACTGCGTATATTCACCTCTAGTCGTATCTCCAGTTATTCCGATGGTAAAAGGTCTATCAAGATTGACTTGGTTGTAATACATAGAGATAGAGCCACTCGGTCTAATCTCAATTCCAAAGGTGTTTAGGTTATTAGGTCTGCCAAACTCAGAGATATTCTCCCACATATACCTCTGATACTGTGGAGTCCCCTCTGATAAAAACCGACCAC